GATTCCCGATTCCCGATTCCCGTTTCCCGTTTCCCGATTCCCGTTTCCCGTTTCCCGTTTCCCGTTTCCCGTTTCCCGAATATGGTGGTAGGGTCAATTTCCGAAAACGGAATCCCGTTCACTGCAAATGATGTGCCGCCACCCCATAGACTCTGACATCTAGCAACTTTTCAAACGAACAAGGAACAAGTAGCCTCTGCCATTGTGATGTTAAATAACCAATAGCGTCTAACCCACCCAGGTAGGGTCAAATCGGTAGCCTAAAACAAGTCATCAATGTTCACATACATCAAAAATAACTTTTGTAAAATTATCATCACATCAATACATAACTCTGATGTTAAGTATACCATAAAATCCAGCCAGTGTCAAGTAACAATTTATACTTGCTACTAATGAGATGTCAAGGGTTACTAGTTTTTGGGCCACGAAAGAATCTTTTCTCATTTGGGTTTGTAGTATTCTGTATTCGGGGTTCAGGAATAAGCAGCCAGCACTCATCAACAAAGGGCCAAAAATGAGTAATGATGACCTTAATGGTAATGATGACCTTAATGGTAATGATGACCTTAATGGTAATGATGAATATGTCTACGATACAGAGAATCAGTTCAAAAGGGTAACTGATCCAGGAGACAAAAACAGATGTCAATCAGTCTCTAGTCACTTTGGACAATGTGATTTTTACCGAACACAAAACAGTGAAAACTGTGTTAAGCACGGCGGAATGATTACTGAAAAATCTGTTAAGAAGCAAGAACTTGAACAATACCGCTTAAGCAAATACAAAGCCCGTGTAAGTGATTTTGCTACCAATCCAAAGGTTCTGACGCTCCGTGATGAAATTGGCATCACGCGAATGTTGCTTGAGACTAAGCTTAATCGATGGGAAGAAGCTGATGATCTTATCGCTCACTCGTCGGTAATCCTTGCTAATATTCAAGCCATCCATAAGATTGTTATGGATTGCAAGAAGCTTGAATCTCAGATGGGTATGCTCATGGATCGAGCAGCCATCCAGAAACTCTGTGATGGCATACTCAAGATCATGGCTCAGTTCTTAAATGAAGACGAGATGGCACAAGCTGCTAATCTGGTCATGGGTGAAATAGCAGCCGTGACAACGGCGAGGATAGAGGTCGATGATTAGACGTGCAGTTATTCTTGGCTTACTGTTTCTAGGTTGCGCATCGGCCTATGCTGGTGATGTTACAAGTGTCAGTCGACCCATTCAGTGGCAGACACTAAGAGGCTCTATCGCGGTTGCTGACACAGCGTCGGTGACACTTGATGATGCTTCTATTACTAAAGCCATTCCTGTTCTACTTAACCCAAATCAGTGTCAAAATGTTGCAGTGAGCCTCAAGTTCACTAACTCTGGTGCAACTTGTGTCGTCCACTTTGTCCGTGGCTGGACTGATGGGGTCAATTTCTTCCCTAAAGATCAGACTGTGACCACTTTCACTGCGCTGATCGGAAAACTTCGCGGACTTTATACATCAAATACCGTGGTCTACGCTGCTGAAGGTTTCAATGCTTTTGCCATCATAGTGGAGGCTCCAAGTGCCGGATCAGTTGACACAGACGGTGGGGTCTATTAAGCTAGAGTTGCGAGACATCATTGCAGAATTAAGTGGACCCAACCCAGATATCCAAAATATTTCTGCTAAATTACGTGACTTAGCAATGATGTTAAGTAACCCTGAGGCTAAAGACATTATTTTTGCGAGGAAATAACATGGTGATTTATGCTGGCCATAGTATTTATCCTCGGTTTGATGCATGATATACTCTGTGCATTTTATCTTCGGGCCGTTGCAGCCAAGCGGCCCGGACTTGCTGCGATGATCTCCGGCATACTTACTACTTTTGGCTACTATGTGTGGGTTGTCACACAAGAACAGAATTCAATGGCCGGTGTCGTGGCTTATGCATTAGGTGGAGCACTAGGCACTTACCTAGGACTGGTGATCCATGGCCGAATTCATCAGACTACAGAGTCTAACAGGTGAGTATACTCTAATCGGTCAGAGAAGACTTAATGCTCAGGGCGTGATAATTGAGTGCCCCTGTGGTCAAGAAGAACGGCTGCTATGGTTTGTCGGAGTTCCTAAAGACATCTTACCGCCTGGTCGCTGGACACCTAATGGAACAAATATGGACGATTTAACACTTAATCCTTCAATTTTAACAAAATGTGCTCACTTTTTCATCAAGAATGGTCAAATAATCTACTGTTAAGTAGCCTCTAACAAGGAATCTATGAGCGAGTCTCTTGAAGATTATTTCCGCAAAAGACTCTCAGCCGGACTCGTCCGTCAATCCCTGACTACATGTTCCAGATGGGCCGAGACGTGTCGCATAATGAAGGAAGATGCCAACTTAGTCGCCTGGAGCCACGACCGTTTCCCATGGCTCCGTGAGATGGCAGACTCTAAAGCTGAAGAAAACGCAGCCCAAAAGGGCGCGCAGCTTGGAGTCTCTGAAATGTTATTGAACATTGGTATGTTCAATAATGATGTTCTCGGACGTGATGTTCTCTACGTCCTTCCTAATCAGACTCCTGATGCTAGCCAATTCTCTGCTGCGCGTTTCGATCCAGCTATTGAGTTTTCTCCACACCTCACTCGCCTGTATTCTGATGTTAAGAACGTTGGGCACAAGCGAGCTGGACGAGCAAACTTCTACATTCGCGGCAGCCAATCACGCGCCGGTCTTAAGTCTATACCGGTTGCCGTTGTAATCCTCGATGAACTTGAGGAAATGAACCAGCATCACGTTCCACTTGCCAAGGAACGTTTGAGCGGTCAAAAGGAAAAACTGTTATGGATGGCATCCACGCCAGTCCTGAATAATATGGGAATAAATAAGGAATATCGAGAAGGTTCTCAGGAACACTTCTTCTTTCCTTGCCCAGCTTGTAGCCGCCAAACAGAATTAACTGCCGATTGCTTAGAAGTGATTGGCGACGACCCCGACTCCACTTTAGTGATGGATTCTTACCTAAAGTGCAAAGAGTGCAATGCCAAACTTAATCATGAGACTAAAAGTGAGTGGTTAAGACACGGTAAATGGGTTCCAAGTGTCACAGATAAAGCAAAACGCACTTTTTATATTAACCAGTGCTACTCAACTACCATCAAACCAGGACACATTGCGGCATCATTTTTAAGGGCTAAGGTTTCTGAAGCTGATGAGCAGGAGTATTTCAATTCTAAGATGGGTATGCCTCACGAGGTCGCTGGGGCACGCATCTCAGATGAAATGATTCAAGCTTGTAAGGGAGACTTTCTTACTAGGTGCCCGCGTAAGGGCGGTAAGATCATAACTCTTGGGATTGACGTAGGTCGTAAGTGTCATTATGAGGTTGTAGAGTGGACTTTAGCTGCGTATCGTGGCAACGACATCCATTCTACTGCACATGCTAAGGTTTTAGATGCAGGTGGTATCCCGGTAAGCGCAGATATGCATGAATTAGATGCACTTATGCGTGAGTGGCGAGTTATGTCGGCAGTAATCGATTGTCATCCAGATAGGCGCTCAGCTTATCAATTCAGTCAGCGATTTATGGGATATGTACGCCTCTGTATCTATGTTGTTGGACTAAGTGGTAAGCAATGTCAAGTCGATGCTAACTCGCCTGAACCAATTGTTAAGGTAGACCGAACTAGCTGGGCTGATCAGGCTCTAGGTCGATTTCGTCAGAAAACCATCTCCATTCCAAAGAATATAGGCTTTGAATACGTCGAACATCTAAAAAATATAGTAAGAGTGCCATCTAAAGACTCCTCAGGTAATCCAATTAATCACTACGTAACAGCAAATAATAAGCAGGACCATCAGGCTCATGCACGTATTTATAGTGAAATTGCTCTAGTATTCGCTGCCGGAATGCAGAGTAACGAGAATGTTGGAGAGAAGGTCTTTTAACATGCGTGAGATAATTCTAACACAAGGAAAACGCGCCCTTGTTGATGATAAGTATTTTGATGAACTAAATCAGTATGAGTGGCGTTTTGATCTTGGTTACCGTATTAGAACTTATGGAGTTTCTGAATACTGTCAAGTGACTAAATGATCCAGTTCATTGATGCTATCACTTATATGGTTCTAACTGGATTAGTTGCATTTGTCTTAGGATTCATGTTTGGGAGGAATACGTGAAATGGCTCATCTTACTACTTCTCCTAACAGCTTGCGGGCCAAATCCTAGCTACAGGCCACATAGTCATCACTTTGATGTGGCCGTGCATAACCAAGATATAGGTTATCCGGCAAGTGTAACAGTAACTTGGTGGCACGGATCAAGTATCAGCGGCTCAGAGCAACAGACTATCCCAAGTCAAGGCGTTGGATTATTTGATACTCATGGTTTTCCGGATGGTTTCCAAGTTGATGCACTTGCTTTCGGTCAGTTTGGTCGTGTGTGGTCTTCTCCTGAGTATCGGGATTCTGAAGTATTCCACATCTACTATCCTCAGGGAACAATAGCCCCTTGGCCTAAGTGATTTATGTTGCTTAAAAGATGTTGGGCGTGCGATAGACCGTGTAGACGAGTATTTTGTTGTCGCGAATGTGCATTTCGTTACTGGTTTGCGGAGATAGTCGACAATGAGGCAGATTGCACTTACTAAAGGCGAATTTGCTTTAGTAGATGATAAATATTATGATGAGTTAATCAAATATACTTGGCACGTAAATGGTAAGTATGTCTCTAATTCATTTCATACTGGTTCAGGGTCTTCTAGAATTAGTTCCCATTTATTTATGCACTATGAAGTAATAAGACTTGCTGGTAAATTAATCCCTAAAGGATATGAAATAGACCACTATAATCGCAATGGACTAGACAATCAAGAAACTAATCTTAAGATTGTTACCCATACATTTAATCAAATTAATAGAGGAATACCTAAGAATAACACATCAGGATACCCTGGTGTAATTTATGACTCTGAAAGAAATAAGTGGAAGGCTTCGCTTAAAATAGGTCGTGAGAGATACACAAAGAGATTCGATAATCAAGAAGAAGCAGAAGCTGCACGTAGGCAAATGGAAATAACCTATAATTGTGTTCGGAGTAAAGATTAAATGGTAAGCCTAGCAGGGATGCCTGATACATTGCCGCGTAGTATTGATGCGGTTACGCACCCTGAAACTCTAGACTCTATGATACTTTGGGAGAAGTATCGTATTGTCTATGGTGGCGGACTGCCAATGATTAATCGATACTTAAAACAGTTCTCAATTCGCGAAGACTTAGCAGATTTTAATTCGCGAAAAGAGATGACTTACGTGCCTGCTTTTCCTAAGCAAGCACTGGACGAAATAAAATATGCCGTTGCGCAAAGAATGTGCGACGTGACTAGAACTGGTGGGCCAGATACATTTAAGAGAGCATCTCGCGGAGAATTAGGTGGAGTAGATTTGCTTGATTCTACTATGAATGGCTTTCTTTCGCGAGAAGTTCTTTGTGAACTTCTTGTAAAAGGTAAGGTTGGCGTATATTGTGAGATGCCTCCGTTAGAAGGTATAACTCTTGCTGATAAAGGAAACAAACATCCTTATCTTCAAGTCTTTTGGGCCGAAGATATTCGATCATGGACTTGGATGGATGGATACCAAAATCGTAGATTTAGGCAACTACTCTTAAGAGAGTGGTCACATAATATAGATCCGATTTCTGGATTGCCACTTAATTGGGCAGAGAAATTCAAACTACTTTACATTGATCCAAATGACGGCTATATGTATGTTTCTTATTACAATCATGCCGGAACATCAATAGATGCCAATGGCATTGAGTTGACAATGGCCCAACCAATTAAGACTCTGTTAAGAGAAATTCCATTCGTAGTCGGTCAGCTTGACCATAGTATGATGGTCGATATTGCTGATTACGGCATCTGTATGATGAACATGGCCTCAAGTGACGTTGATTTCTCAGTTAAGGCCAATTATCCATTTTACACTGAACAGCGAGATACGCGAGTTCAATCAGACCATCTTCGTGAAACAGACAACATTCTCAGTAACTCGGTGCCAACTGCCGATCTCCAAGGTCAAGTTGCTAAGGCACAAGCCGAACAAGTAGCCGCTGTTACATCAACTACACCAACTGCTCGTACTGGTGTAAGTTATGGTCGGCGATACGGATTCGGGCTTGAGAGACCTGGATTTATTCATCCATCATCTGAGCCGCTTAAAGCTTCTATGGAGAAGCAAGCTACGATGAAGGCTGAGATCCGAGAACTTGTTCATCTTAGTGTCAGCAGACTTGATCCAGCTAAGGCATCGGCTGAGTCAAAGATGCAAGACAATAGTGCCCTTGAGAACGGACTAAGTGTTATCGGGCATGAACTTGAGAAGATGGAGCGAAGAATAGCTTACTATTGGTCAGTATATGAAGGGTCTAGCGATGTCGCGACAATCCAATATCCGACCAACTATTCGCTCACAACTGACGAGGAGCGTCGGAAGGCCGCAAAAGAACTTGCCGAACAACTCCCCGTTGTTCCTTCAACGACTTATCAGAAGGAAATTGCAAAGCAGATTGCTTTTAGGCTTCTTGCACATAAGATTCCGAATGAAGTCATGGAAAAGATTAGATCTGAGATCGATGCTGCTCAGGCCATGACAACTGACTCAAATACTATTGTTCAGGATCTTGAAAATGGCTTGGTTTCACTTGGGACAGCATCTAAGCTTCGTGGATATGGTCCAGGTGAGGCTGAGAAGGCTAAGGCAGATCATGCTGAACGCCTTGCAAGAATTGCTGCTGCTCAAACACCGGATAATCCTCCTGGGACTCAAGGAGCCGGTGCTGCAAGAGGACTAGCTGACCAGTCAGCTAGTCCAACTAAGGATGCAGCAGCAGAAAAAGCAAAGTCTAGAGACACTACTAAGGAACAAGTAGTATCTGATAAGACGAGAGGTCAAGGTAAATGATCCCTAAAGATAATGGAGTATTTTACCTATGACACTTATTACTATTGTTGCTCCTTACATTGACGTAACGTCTGCTGATGTATATATGGCTACTCGTTGGCCACATACTGCTTGGGATGACAGTAGCTCATCTGATAAGACGGCTGCTCTTTATACTGCGTCAGAGGCTATTGATAGACTTAAATTTGCTGGAGTGATGGCAAGTAAGCAACTTAGATTACTTGCTACTGGCATTCAGCCACTTGGAACAACATCATTAGTAGTTTCTGGAACTGGTGTTGTTCCAAATGCATCGCTCTTTCAATTAGATGGATATACATATGCAGTAGTATCTCACACGGAGACAGCAGGCAATACCACTGGTATTGTTATTGCGTCTCCAGGATTACAAGTTGCAACTGCTGATGGAGATCCATTAACTATCTATCAGACACGTCAATTTCCAAGAGGAACAGATTCAGTTGTGCCTCAAGGTATTCTAAAGGCTACTTGTGAATTAGCCTATGCTTTTCTTGATGGTGCTGATCCGTCAATTGAAGCAGAAAACGTGAATACAACTGGTCAAAGTTTGGGTGATGTTCGGACGACTTATGAGCGTAGTTTTGCTCAACCTCACATCTTAGCAGGTATTCCTAGTCTTCAAGCTTGGCACTGTCTCTTGCCATTCTTTAGGGATCCTAATGAGATTCGGATGCTTCGAGACTCATACAAACTTGGACCTTCTCAATCTTTCCAGTAGCATCTAGACCTAGCCAGATTTAGATGATACGTGAACTTGTTAACTGGCGAACAAGCCCAATAAGCTACGCTTGGGACAACTTGTGCCTCAAATAAGTAGCGGTGAGAAAGTAGACAAATGCAGTTTTCAGCCAAGGAAATGTTTTCAAAAGTGTTCTTTCCAGTCTTCAATGATGAGCCTGCTGACAAGCCTAACGATCAGCCGCCTCCGCCTCCGCCTCCGCCTCCGCCTCCTCCGCCGCCGTCCTTTTCGCAAAAGGATGTCGACGCAATTGTTGCTAAGAGGGTAGCAGAGGAGAAGTCTAAGGCAGCACGTGAGCGAGAGCAGCTTACTAAGCAAGTTCAGGAATTCAACCTGACCAAGCAAGAGAAGGAAGCTCTCGAAACTCGTCTGGAAGAGATTCGTGTCGCATCTCTTTCAAAGGAAGAGCAGGCTAAGGTTGCTGCTGAGAAGGCTAAGAGAGAGCACGCTGATCAGCTTAAGAAGGTTTCTGAGGAACGCGATCTTATCTTCAATACCTATAAGGAGGAGAAGATTGAACGCGAAATCCTTGGGGCTGTGACTGCATCAGATGTCTTCGACTCACAGCAGATGGCAGACCTACTTCGGAGCAAGTCGCGAATGGCTCCTGAGGTGGATACAGAGGGTAAGCCAACTGGACGGCAGATCGTCAAGGTCAAGCACAAGCTTGTTCAAGACGGTAAGCCAGTAGAAGTTGAACTGACTCCTGCCGAAGTCGTCAAGGCTATGCGTGATGACCCGGCTCGTTACGGCAATCAATTCGTTTCAGCTGCAACTGGTGGTCTTGGTTCTCCTCCGGGCGGCGTGCGCCCGACTAATGCAGGGAAAACAAAGGCCGAAGATCTTCCGATGGACAAGTTCATTGACGCATACCACAAGGATCCGACCTCGCTAGGTTTGCAGCGTCGTCCTCGTGGTATGGTCTAAGGAAAGGTAAAATACTGTGAATTTTTCGATGAAGCGGGCATTCTACCCGGTGTTTGCTAACGACAACACCGCTCTGAATCCCACCCTGTGGGCGAAGTATTCGCTCGCAGTACTCGAGTCAACGATGATTGCGGCAAATCTGATTTACCGCGATTTCGAGACGGATATTGCCCGGTTCGGTCAGACGGTCAATACGCGCAAGCCTTCGACGTTCGTGGCGAAGCGTAAGACTGACGCCGATCAGGTCACTATTCAGGATGCTTCGCTCACGAACATCCCGGTGACGCTCAACCAGCACCCACACGTGTCGTTCCTCATCGCCGATGGTGAGGAATCTCTCGCGATGGAATCGCTGATCGAGATTCACCTCATGCCTGCCATGATCGCTATGGCAGAGATGATCGACTCGGCTGTTCTTGGGCAGTACATCCAGTTCCTCCGTCTTGGCCAGGTTGCTGGTGGTCTCGGTCTCCTAACCAACTCGAATTACAAGGACTACCTTGCTTCGCTTGGTCAGGTGTTCGATAACAACAAGGCACCGGTAACTGGACGCACGCTCATCGTGACGCCTGGTATCAAGCGGCTCATCCTGTCGAACGCAGCCTTCACTGCTGCTATTAACACGGGTGACGGTGGTTACGCGCTACGGACTGCAAACCTCGGGGAGCTATTCGGGTTCCAGCACTACATGTGCCAGAACATGGCTAGCGTTCCGGTGGCTGTTGATAAGAATACCGCATTTCTTATCAGCACGGCGGCAGCAGTTGGTGCGACGGCTCTCGTTCTCAAGACGGGAACTGGACTCATCACTGTTGGCACGTGGTTCATCCTTGGTGGATTCCCCTACCAGGTGATTACCACGACTCCGACGCTCGGTAACACGACTGGCATCACGATTATGTCGCAGGGTCTTCTTGCTGCGGCTGCTGTTAATGACATCCTGACGATCTTCACCCCGGCACTTGTTAACCTCGTTGCTGGTTATGCTGCTGGTTACGCTGGATACATCGCATTCGACGGAAACACGCTGGCCCCTCGTAAGGGTCAGATGGTTTCCTTCAATACGGACGTAACCAACGTATACACCATCATCGAGGTGTCGGGTGTGACGATTCTGCTTGATCGTCCTCTCGTCGCAGCCATCGCCGATGAGGATGCGGTCAATTGGGGTCCAACGGGTGAGTTTGCATTCGCGTTCCTCCGGAATTCGCTTGCACTCGTCTGTCGTCCGCTCGCGCTACCGCTTCCTGGCACGGGTGCTCTCGCTGGTACGGCTTCGCACAACGGATTCGCGCTGCGCGTAGTCATCACCTACCTTGGCCTCAACCAGGGTCACCTTGTGACCATCGACTGTCTCTTTGGTCTCGCAACGCTGGAGACCAAGTTCGGTGGCGTCCTCCTTGGTTGATTGACACTCCTCGGCTGGTCTCATGAATCTGGTCGGCGAGACTTGTGGTCTCGCCGACCAGGCTCATCTAGGAGAATACAATGGCTGATGAGATCACAGCGTCAACCAAGCGATTAGTAAAGTCTGAACACTTTTCAGTTGCAGCTATCTTAATCGCTATTTTAGCGGGTGGTGGCGGTCTAAAGCTTAACTCTGATTCAAATTCGGTTGTCCTTAAGAAATTGGACGAGTTAAGTACTTCTATTACAAGAATAGAAGAAGATCGTAAAAGCATAGCAGAGGACCGCAAGCGAACTGATGCTATGCTGGCCGCTCAAGCTACCACTATTGCAACAAACCACGATGAGATAAATTCACTTAAGACTAAGATAGCGTTACTTGAACAAAAGGTAAAGTAGCCATGACAAGCCCGAGTTTCCGAGCTTTCAGACGAGTTATATATGGTCTCAAGCGAAAGTACCCGCTTGCGATTGATATTTATCGTCAGGATGCAATATCGGTTAACGCGCAAACTGGTATGCAATCTGCGGCAAGTGTAACTAGAGTCAATATTAGTAAAGCAATACTCTTGCCTCAGAAGGAAATAAGGGCATTTGTCTATGACCGTTCTTATATGTCAGCTAGCCCAAAGTTCACTTTTGGTGCTATGTTTGATCATAAGAAACGTAAAATAGTAGTTGATGCTAGAGATATTCCTGCTGGGTTTGTTGTTGATTTAACTTGCTACTTCATCTTTGCTGGAACAGGATACCAAGTTACAGAGATTATCAACTATGAGAACGGGGAAGCTTTTTTGTTTGTTCTCGATAGCGTAGATGGTGCGAAATATAACTCGATAATTTCTGCTCGTGCGCATGACTACGTGTTCTTTGATGAGAGTGTGTCATGAGTGGAGTGAGTTTTGATGCAAACTGGCCTCGTTGGATTCGTGCATCAGTAAATAATGCATTTGTAAATGCACTAAGTAGTAAATATTCTGCACAAGGTCAGATATACATAGAGGGGTCTACAAGAGTTACTAATGTTCTAGACAAGTGGATCGAGTTAAGATTAACTGGACCTTACTTTAGAGAGCAGTCAGGTTTCTTTAGAGTAGATATCGACTATGATGTATTGGTCGCATGTAATACAGGTCCGGACGCTTATCTCATTGATCGAATGTGCGGCGACGTTGCTGCTGCATTTATCTCCTCAATTGCAATCACCAAGTTTGGTCTAGATACTATGGGTGTTGATGATGGATCTTCACTTGGATGTCTTCAATTAGATACAAGTGGAACTACCCGTGGCGTGAACATAAATCACTTTGGTCTGATTCAGCCTAGTCTGACCATTATCCAGGCATCAGTCGAGGGACGTTACTGGATGAATCTACCAGGCTAACTAGGAGAATTCTGTGCCCCAATTCGATTTGAAGAAGGCCACTGTGACTTTTGAGGATAGTGGTGGCGGCAACACACTTACTCTCAAAATTGCAGAAGGCACCTTGAGCTACGATGAGAAGAAGCCTAGGAAGTATACTAAGGATCGTGGACTCCTCAGTAGCGTAATGAATGGCGACGAGGAGCCAGTTGACGTTAAGCTTGATGTGATTTGGGAGTTCATTACTGCATCATCTGGATCACCAACTCCTGAGGATGCTGTCAAGCGGCGCGGACAAGCATCTGCTTGGGTTTCATCTGATTCAGATGTCTGTAATCCTTATGCAGTAGATATTGTTATTAGGTATCTTCCTGCATGTTCTCCGACTCAGAATGAGAAGATTACGTTGACCACATTCCGTTATGAAGCCATTAATCATGACTTCAAAAACGCAATGCTGGCCCTTACTGGCAAGTGCAATGTAACCCAAGCAACGGTAACGAGGTATTGATCCATGGGACAATTCGATCTTAAGAAGGCGACCGTTCGACTTGTCGATGGTCGCCTTGCTACACTTACGACTACGGCTGGCGCTGGTGTTAACGGAGAACTTGTGTTCACCGATGCTAGTAAGCATCGTGGAACACAGAATCCAGTTACTATTACACTAACTGATCCAGGGACTACTCATTCGCTATCTGTTGTTGTTACTGGACCAGCTATCGTAGTAACACTTGGGTATGCTACTGGTGCAATTAACACTACGGCCACTGCACTTAAGGCGTTTCTTGATGCACAGCCTACTGTAGCAGCCCTTGTAACTATTGCTCAGGCAGGAACAGGCGCGTCACTTGTTTCTGCTCAATCTGTAACTCCACTAGCATCAGGTGCACGTTCACTTCAACTCAAAATTGCTGAGGGGACTATCAGCTACGATGAGAAGAAGGCTCGTAAGTACACGAAGGACCGTGGACTTCTGAGCGGAATCATGAATGCTGATGAGGATCCCATGGACGTTAAGTTGGATACAATTTGGGAGTTCGTCACAGCATCTACTGGTTCAGGGACGCCGACTCCTGAGGATGTTCTCAAGAATCGTGGCGAAGCATCAGCATGGGTTACGACTGATGAAGATGGTTGCAATCCATTCTGTATCGATATCGAAGTTCGATATGCTCCTGGGTGTAATGCTGTTGCAGATGAGTTCATTACGCTCCCTTACTTCCGCTACGAGGCCATCAACCACGACTTCAAAAATGCGATGTTTGCTACAACTGGCAAGTGTAACGTTACGCAAGCCACTGTTGTTCGTCAGTGATAACTAGGCCCGAAAGGGCCTAGTTATTGTCAATTTGAGGAGAAGCTGTGAAGATTAAGGGATTTCAGCCAGGACCTAACATTGAGACTATTGTTCTTCCAAGAGGAGACGGTAGTCAGATCATTTTTAAGGCGAGAGCAGTCTTAGACTATTCAGGATTTGAGAAGCTTTGCCCTTCACCACAGATGCCAAGGTCTCAGCGAGCAGGTGGCGATTGGTTCGATAACCCTGATGATGATGATTACAAGAAGAAGTCGGATGATCGCTCATCTCTTGAGATTGACTGGATGATTATCGAGTCGCTTAAGGCAACCGATGGTATCCAGTGGGAACAGGTTGATTACGAGAAGCCATCATCTTGGAAGCTTTGGCGAGATGAGCTTAAGGCTGCCGGATTTAGTAAGGTTGAAGTCGGTCGAATCTTCAATGGAGTTTGGGCAGCTAACTCTCTTGATGAGCGGCTTGTCAAACAGGCTCGTGACTCTTTTTTTCGTTCTCAGCAGGCGGCCAAGGCGCAATAATCGGTCCAGGGCGCACGCAAAGATGGGCCATTTGGCACGCTTGCGAGCGCCTTGGTCTATATCCAGAGGATGTTCAGCCGCGTTGGGATGATAACAACCTCTGGATGCAGGCTAGTCTGCTAGGTTACGATCATGTGAGGTCAGCGGATCATGTTCACATTTAAGGGATACTTAGAAAGAGTTGAACTTGATAAAGGCAACTTAACAAAAAAATTACAAGCTGCTTTTCAAAGAGAGATAAGAAATGCAGCCCGTGAGTTCCTCCGGGCTGCAATTCTTAAAGTGCCAACATATACTGGAATGGCTCGCGGAATGTTGATGCCTCTCCAGAGATATCTTAACCAGCGCATGGGAGATATTGGTTCGTCTCTAGTTACACTTGACATCAATCCTGTCGTTGGTGCTCAGAAAAAGCATCCGGGTATGAATCCAGAGGCTGGAGCATCCTTTGGACAAGACTTCACATTTAACAAAGGTGGGCAGTATAGATTTTCTATTAACGTCCAACTTGCTCACTTTTTAATTAACGATTTCTATAGTCAAGCCGGAACTGACACTGTTAGTGAGTCAGGTAACTTAACTCATCCAATTCCTTGGGGAGCTATCGAAGCTGGACGCGAAGCTTTTAAGAAATATCTTAGAGACAATTTAGCTAATAATTTACCAAAGATTGCTAAGTTCATTTCGCATACACGGGTTAACTTCTAGGGAGGTATTTCATGGCCGACAATACTTTTGACATTGGCGGCATTCAATTTAATGACGACAGCGATGTCATGGGCGAAGCTGTAAAAACACTCAAACAGTGGAATGAGGCTGGCTTTCAAGGTATAACCATGCACAAAGCATGGAATGAAATTAATGGCACTACTCAAGTAATACTCAGAGGAACTAGTGTCGAGTTAGATAAATTTACAAAAATCTTTACTCAGACAGCAGAAGGTGTTGCTAAATCTAGATATCAGCTAATTAAGGTCTCTGAAGAGTTTCTTAATCTTTCAGGGCTAATGATTCGTGGAATAACTAATGAGCAAGCTGCTCAAAATATTGCCACTGCAAATACACAAAATCATATTGACGCGCTTGCTAGACTCAAAGCGATTAGAAATGATTCTCAAGTAGAAACCGATCTTCAGTATGATATAAAATTAGGTCAAGCATCTGTCCTTGTCGCGACCAATACACAGCAAGTTGCTGATGCACTCGCTAGACTCAAAGCGATTAGAAATGATTCTCAGATTGAATCGCTTATTCAATTAGACACTAAGGAAGCAGCAGCTAAAGCTGTTGTTGCGACCAATACACAGCAAGTTGCTGATGCACTCGCTAGACTCAAAGCGATTAGACAAGACTCCCAAATAGAAACTGACATTCAGCAGAACAAGAAGTTTGCTGACACTCAAGATGTTGTGAGTCGTAACACTCAGAGAGTTACTGATTCGCTAAGAAGTCTTAAAGAAATTAGACAAAATTCTCAGATAGAAACTGATATACAGCAAAATCAAAAATTTGCAGCCTCCCAAGATGTTGTGAACCGTAACACTCAACAAGTTTCTGATTCATTAAGAAGACTTAGAGATATACGAACAAATTCACAAATTGAAACAAATATCCAGAATGCTCAAAGAGAAGCTGCTGTAACTCTTGTAGCATATAATAATAATAATAACCTTGCTAGAAGTATTGCAAATCTAAATAGACTGCGCCAAGAGGCGGCAGCGATACCAGTCGATGACCGCTTCGGTGGCCCAGGGATTCGTCAACGCATCTTTGGCGGTATTACCAATGGACTAGGTGGCGGAGGCCCTCCTGGAGGACCACCTCCTGGCGGATTTGGCGGTGGTTTCGGCGAAGGAGCCAATGCAGCTATTCAATTTGGAAGCTTAGAGAACATTGGTCAGAGACTAGGTGTTACTCTAGGTTCATTGGCAACCCCTGCCGCTGTTTTAGGAGTGATTGCTACCGGCTTAGAAAGAGTCGGATCAGCACTTAGCGATGGCATGAAGGCAGCAATGGACTTTGAGCCAGCAATGGTTCGAGTCGGCATTGCTACCGGTAATGCTTCTGAAAATACTATTAAGCTTCGTGATGATGTTCTTAATCTTTCTTCATCCTTCGGATCAGACCGAATGGATGAAGCTAAGGCTGCCTATACGGCAATAACCTCTGGAGTAGTTTCTGCTAAGGATGCAGTTGATGCGCTTACAGAAGCCAATAAATTAAGTCTTACAACAGGAAGCTCCGTCGAGGAATCGATGCGAGCTATAACTGTTACTATTAAGGCTTTTGGCCAGAGTAATCTAGGCGCGGCAGAATCTGCTGGCGTGATGAACAAGCTTGCTAAAGATGTTGGCGTGTCTATGTCTGAGATGTCTCAGTTCATGGGGCGCACAGGATCTAATGCTAAGGCACTTGGTATCAATTTCAAGGAAGTTGCGGCATTTCTTGAGTTGCTTAAGACTAAGGGTCTTTCTGGCACAGAAGCATTCCAAGGTGCATCGCAATTCTTTAACCTTTTACTCTCTAAGCAAGAGATCTTCAAACTTACTGGAATGACTGGCGATCAACTTATTGCCACATCTGGTGGGCTTGGTGGTGCTTTTGAAGTTCTCCGTGCCAAGACTAACGGATCAGATACTGAATTTGCTAAGTTAATTCAGTCAATGCGCGGTGTTCGTGGCGCTATGGCTGAGTCTGCTCAGTCAGTGGAGCAATATAAGCAAATTCTTGCCGGTCTAAGTGATGCACATGGTCAGTTCAACAAAGATGCTCAAGAGATGCAAAAGAATGCCGAGCACGAAATTGCTACTTTTACTGCCCAAATAAGTAACAAGTTTGAGACTTGGGGACATTCACTCAATAAAGTACTTGGAGAACTTATTGCTCCAAGTATACCTAATATTGTAAATAATTCAGACGGTGTAATTGAAAAACAACTTAGTTATCAGTCTCGTCTAACAGAGGAAGTTAAGGAGACTGCACAAGCTGAATTGAAGTATGTTTCTGCACTCGAACAAGCTGAACATGTTCGAGAGAATGAACTACAGCATCTGCCCAAAGATCAATTTGGTAATGAGCAGGAGATTCTTAAGCGCCAAATTTCAGATGCAAGAGAACTTCGTCGTGAACAGCAAGCCATTGCTAAAGAAGAAAGAATCGAAAAAGAACAAGAGCAAAAGGAACTAATTCGAGAATCTCTTGCTGAAGATAAAGAAGAGCGACTTGAAAAAGAACGTGCGCAAAAAGATGCAATATCCCAAGCATTAGCTGACAACAAAGAAGCTCGTAGCGAACAATTGCGTGCTGATAAAGAAGCTATTCAAGAAAGACATCAAAAAGAACGAGATGACTTACAAGATCTCCATAAGAGAAAACTTGATGACCTTAAAGAAATAGATACCGCATTCACAGAAAGTGCAAAGGGGCGCAAAGAAGTTGAGCAGGATCTCTTTGCAAGTCATCGAGATGAAGCTTCAGCTCAAAAAGATATCCTAAAAATTCGTCAGCAAGTTGCTGATATGAACGACACTGCAAAACATGCTTCTCCTAAAAAGGCTCTTAATGACCAACTTCAGCTCGTGCAGCAAGCTGAAAACTTTGCTAAGAATAAAGCTGAATCAGCAAGAGGTATTGGCGATTTAGGCGGATACAAAGCCGAAGTCAAAGATCTCGATGCTGCGCTGCAAGAAGAAGTTCAATTAAGACAAAAGTATGCTTCATCAAACCCTGCAAGTGCGACTAAGCAACGTGCAGAGATCAACGCCATCCAGCAATTTCGTATTGAACTTCGCCAACAAGAACTTAAGATCGATAAAGATGTTCGTATTAGAGAGAGACAAGAAAAAGAAGCTGACAGAGAATATGAGCGCAATTCAAAAGAACAAGAGCATCAACTTACACTTCAGATACATAATGAAGAACGCGCATATGATGAAGCATGGAAAAAGAAAGAACATCTTCAAGCTATTGCTGACCATAAAGCAGAGTATGAAGAACAGAAGAAAGCTCGTGAAGCTGAACGTGGTGAGGCTGCCGCAGCTAGAAAAGCTGAATTTGAAGCTGAGCAGACTGCACGTAAAGCTCAATTTGGTGAAACTCAGGCTGCGCGCAAAGCTGAATTTCAGCAAGGCTTAGACGATAAGAAAACTGAAGTTGCAGCACGTAAAGAAGAACTAGATCAAGAAGCTAAGCTTGCGGATATCTTGAAGAAGAAAAGAGTTATTAGAGAAGACCTCATTAAAGTTGAGAAAACTTATGAAGCAGAGAATAGATCGGCAACTGACGCAGAGCGGGATAGGATTACTAAGTTAGTCTTAGAGTATGAGCATCTTCTTGCTGTTCAGACTAAATTAATTGGGCAGGCTCCTGGATTAACTGACACTAGAACAGATAAGCAAGTTATTAATTCACTTGGCGTCAAGCCTTCCGAACTACCAAAGAGTGTTCAGGCACCAGAAGGGACTAATGCCAATACTTCTGCTAAGCAAATTGATTCCGCGAACAGCTTAAGCAAGAAAATTCTGGACAGAAGAAACTATCTACTTGCGAATATGAAGACGCCAGAACAAGCAAAAGCACTTGGTGATCCTGGCAATATCCATGAAAAAGCTGAAATTGATCAAATAGCTAGCGACAGATCTGATCCAGGAGCAGCTAATACTTTCTTTCCAGACTCTGGCTATAAGCGTAAGATGCTTGAGCTAAAAGCAGCAGGCTTAGGTTTCAAGGATGGTGGACTTGTCCCTAGTCTGCTTTCTGGAACCGATAGCATTCCGGCGATGTTAACTGGTGGCGAATTCGTTGTTAATCAACGAGCAACGGCAGCAAATCGTCAATTGCTCGAATCATTGAATAGCGGCGACTTCATCCCTAGGGCCGGAGCTTTCAACTCTTTTCAGCAATCTTCGTCCAACACTTCATCTTCAAGTGTCAGTTATGGTGACTTTCACATCACTGTAATGGGCAAGGAAACAAGTCAGCAAACTGCTGCTGAAATTGGTAGAGCACTGAGACGTGAACAGCGTCGTGGAACACTTGATCTGAGGAACTGATGAAAAGTCTTGATTCTGGTCCAGGGCCTCAAGGCCCTGGACCAGGTGGTTCATTTCTTCAACTAGTAGAGAAAGTAGGATGTGTGGTAGAACGAGCACCTAACCAAGTTCCTGATATCTTTGGACTTAAGGGTAAGTTTCATGTTGAGCATTGGCGCGATGGTGAGATGCTTAGTAAGCAGGACTTCACTAATCTTATAACTGATATTGGTAAGCAGCAATTACTCAATATCATGTTTGAGTCTGCTACTCAAATTACTACTTGGTTCATTGGTCTAGTAGACAATTCCGCGTGGTCAGCTTTTGCTGCTGCTGATACAATGGTTACTCATGCTGGATGGGTCGAACTTCAAGCTTACAATGAAGCTACTCGAAATGCATGGACTCCAGGTGCCGCATCAGGAACAGGCACAGTAACTATTACTAACGGCACAGCAGTTACATTTACGATGAATGCAACCCATGTTGTTAAGGGTATCTTCATCAATAGTATTGGAACAAAGGGCGGAACTACTGGAACTCTTTGGGCTGAGACAGCTTTTGCGGCGACAGTCGCTGTAAATAATGCCGATCTCATTAAGGTCACTTACACTGTGAGTTGCTAAGGAGACTATAGTCATGGCGGCCGTGTTTGAATGGAACGAAGACAATGGAGCACAGACAGGTTCTCCTCTTAAGGGGACTACTCGCACTACTGCTGTAACCCAATGCAATTGGAAAAATCTCGATGACGTTGCAACAGGCTACGGATCATATCCAATTGCGGCTGGTTCAAATAGCTTTACCAAATATCAGTTTGGTAAGTTCACTGGCAGTTTTAACAATATTCTTAATGGTAAGTGGGCGCACACTGCTGGTTCACTTACAAACATCGTGCTTAAAGGTGTTGTTACTTCAACTTATGCAACACCATCTGCTTCAACTAATGCGGCACTAACAACAACTATGACTTCTGCAATTTCTATTGGTTCTGGTGCCACTGTTCTTTTTTCAACGACTGGTCCAGAAGATGCGTCACCGGCATCGTCTATTGCCGCAGCAGGGTACTCGCAGTATCTTGCAACACAACTTCAACCGGCTTCTAATGCTGCTGCTGGCGATATTGCTTCACAGACCCTTACACTTCGATATGATGAGAACTAGACCATGGATCCCGCTCTCAAGATTCACTTTATTGCACACTTTAATGACGGATCAACTATCGAGATGGTCCCTTTTGAGGGCCATCTCGATGGTCAATCCAAACTTGATCCGGCTAAGAATACATTCTTCGATGTATTACAAAGAATAAATGAAGTTAAGTCGTTTGCTGTTTTTGAAGCAGGAAGTAGCCCATTAAGATATGTTGCAGTAGATTTAATGGATGGGCATTTTGAGATTGCTGGACAACCTTTTTGGATCGAGCAACCTCCTACAAATGTTAAATTGAACTTAATTTATTTCAGACGAGTAACCCGTGACTTTATAAATGGGCAGCCTTCTGGTATCAATGTGAAGCACTTCATTGGTTGGGAAGCTGAAAACAAAAAAGTCACTGTATTTGTTGAATAAGGAGTTCACCAATGCGTAACATTACACACGGCGTAGACTCGATTACTGGAACATCTAATCAAGTTATCGCTAGTGCGGCGGTAGGCCCTGTTACGCTTTCACTCCCGCAGAGCATCGCGACTGGCTCCGCAGTCCAGTTCGGTTCGCTCGGTCTCGGCCAGGCCGCCGGAGCTACAGGCACCATCATCCTCGGAGCGGCAGGCACGACCGGTGCGATCCACATCTATGGAACAACGAGCGGCCACGCGGTCATCACCGTTCCCTCGATAGCAGGAACTCCTACCTACACGCTACCTGCTGCCGTCGGTGCAGCTGGAACGGTATTGACTGATGCTGCTGGAACGGGCGTACTGTCGTGGGCATCTGCTGGTGGTGCTACGCCTACCCTCGGGGCCGTAGTCAATGCTGGTAACGTAGTCAATAGTGTTGCTGCATCTGGCAGATTGACTTGGACGACTGGCGGAACTTACTCCGTATCTGTACCTCAGATTCTCTTCCCTGCCGACCAAAGTGCTTGGATAGTTTCAACGGCAGCAGCGACTGATTCAAATGGAAACGCGCTTACTATTACTGCTGGCCTAGCAACGTCTGGTGGTGGAGTCAGCGTAACTGGCGGCAACCTAATTCTTGCAGCAGGGGCAGGAGCCGTTCTAGGTGTCGGCGGTACAGCTTCACTCACTGGTGGAGCGTCTAACAACGTTAGTAATGGTGGAGGCGCGGCCAATGTAACTGGCGGACTGGGAACCAACACGGGCACACCTACGCCAGGCGGTGCAGTTAACATAACTGGCGGTGCAGCAACTGCCGATTATGGCGGACTCGTAACGATTGCAGGTGGCGCTGGCGTAGGCACGAATAAGCCTAGCGGCGGTGTAGTAGTTTCAACTGGAGCAGGAACTGGTTCATCTACGCCGAGCATCCTCTTCAAGATAGCTAAGAGCCTAGCTTCCGGTACTGGCTCAAACACCCCGGTAACGATTCTCTCTCTAGACAATACGCAGTTCACCATTGCTGCAGCTGGTCTTGCTTCTGTTAGCGCAGTAGCCGGAGGCAGCATAGCTGGCACTGCCGGGCAGTCTGCTACAGGTACGGCAGGAGCCGTAACATGGACTGCTGGGGCTGGCGGGAGTACGTCAGGTAACGGTGGAATCGCCTCGCTCATCGGTGGAGCAGGGACGGCTTCCAATGCACTCGGCGGTGTCTCAAAGGTCGTAGCTGGCGCTGGGCAAGGCACTGGAGTAGGCGGTGCCGCCCAACTCACCGGCGGTGCATCTGGCGCAGGAACTGACGTTTCAGGTGGTGGCGTTGTAATCTCGACTGGTGCATCAACTGGTGCTGGTGCTGCGACCCAGATCCTCTTCAAGATTCCTGTTGTGGCTGCAACTGGAACTGGAGTCAACACCCCTGTTGCAGTTCTAACCATTGATAACACACAGTTCACTATCGCTGCGGCAGCATTGCAGTCGGTTAGTTCTACTGCCGCCGGTTCGATAACTGGTAAGGCTGGACAGTCTGACACTGGAACTGCTGGAGCAGTTACTTGGACAGCCGGTGACGGCGGAGCAACTTCCGGCAATGGCGGTATTGCATCACTGGTTGGTGGCGCAATTACAGTTTCCAACTCATCCAATAACGGCGGTGCTGCTAAGTTGACTGGTGGAACTGCATCAGTTGGCTCGAACTCGACCGGCACTGGCGGTGCTGCTCAAGTAACCGGTGGTATTGGCGTAACTGGTGGCGCATCTGGTACTGGCACAACTGGCACTGGTGGGCAAGCTTCACTCATAGGTGGTGCAGCAAACAGCACCAACGGTACGGGCGGCGTGTCTAAGGTTGTGGGTGGTGCAGGCCATGGCAATCTCAATGGTGGCGCAGCGCAACTCACCGGCGGCGTTGCTGGAGCAACTGGTACTGGTGGAGCCGCTACGATAGCTGGCGGAGCAGGTGTAGCCGGTGTCGGCGGTGCTGCGTCTATCACCGGTGGTGCTGGCGTTGGTGCGGATCGCGCATCTGGCGGCGTTGTAATTGACATGGGAGCCAGCACAGGCACTCCTGCCACGCAGCCGACAATCGCGTTCAAGGGGCCACTTACAGCTGGAGCTGGAAGCGGAGCTAACGCTAGTGTCGGACTCATCACGCTTACCAATACTGGATCGTTGCAGTGGCAGTCGGGTCTAGGAACTAGTCCCGTGCATCTCCTTGGCCCTAGCGACCAGGACTTCTACATCGCAAGTGCTTCACTCAATGTCGTCATCGGAGGTGCGGCGGCATATCCTTTTGCAGTCTGCGGCTCTGCCGTGACGATCGTAAGTGATGCTGTGCTAGGTTTCGTCAACGCAGTAGCAACCACATCACCTAACAGCGGCATATCTTGGAATGGGGCTGCGGCACTCAACTTTGGTAATGGCGGTCTTGGCGATGCAACTGCTACCATCGGCTGCGGAACTATCAATATCACGGCAGCAAAGGGAATCAACTTCCGTTCTGCTGCGACCACGGCCGACGGCATCGCATTTGGTACTGGTGGCACTTACGCAGCCGGTACTCCTCAAGTTCTAGGGCCTACCGATGCTGGTCTGTTCTTCACGGCTGGCCTGACGGCAGGCACCACTGGCAATACGCTTACGCTTACTTCTGGTGCTGGACTCTCGAACGGTGCCGGTGGAACGTTCGTCGCCGTCGCCGGGGCAGGCCAAGGTTCCGGTGCTGGTGGCGCTGCATCCCTCACCGGCGGCGTGGCAGGCGGAACAGGCACCGGCGGTGCGGTCAACGTCATCGGCGGCGCTGGAGTAGCTGGTGCCGGCGGTCTCGCATCGTTCAAGGGTGGTGCAGGGGTCGGCACCAACAAGGCATCGGGCGGTGTGACGATCACGTCTGGAGCCTGCACGGGAACCGCCACTTCAGACATCGTGATGCAGACCGGCTTCATCCTCGCATCGGGATCGACTGCTCAGACCATATATGACCGGTTCCGCATTTCATCTAAGACCAAGAGCCTGAGCACGACTACGGCGACACCAACTACGTTCGCAATCTTGACTAACGCCGTTACCGATACCGGCGTCGGATGCGAAGTCTTCTGGACTATCGAAGTCATCGACGGCACGCATCACGTCTCGACGATATCTGGAATAACGATCGTGGCTGCGTCTAATCGAAGCGGTACGGTAACTGCAGTCTGTACGACGTTCACGAACCTAACTGACGGTGCGATCTCCGATGCTACTACCTACACGACGCTGACCACGACTACTACGGTCACCGTGTCGAGCACGAACGTCAGCGTCATCGTGACGCCTTCGTGGGCGGCAGGAACTCCGACCACCGTTCGGTTGACGCACCAGGCACGAGTCAACGGTCAGGGCAACTATACGCCACAGTAGGAGGCAAACGTGAAGGTCAAGATGTCAGATGCTCTAGCAATCAATGCAGCAATTCGTGAGATTGCTGCTATTGGAGATATAGAGACTGAACTTAAGAATCATTTAACTGAATTAGATTTTGCAAGAGCATTTCATCAAGCAAACCATGACCTAAAACTAATTAGACTTAAAGCAGCAATTGCCTGTCGAGATCAAGTTTCAAAAGAACTAGGTTTTGATGTTTCTACTGTTGTATCAGTCGACGTAGCCACAAATACTGTAGTGATAAAGTGAGACGCAGTTGGCTTCAAGAATTAAAACGAAACAGCCTGAGGAGGCAAATTCCAGTGGATCTTAATCTTGATATTGATTATGTTGTAGATGATGCAGATCGTAAGAATCCTATTTTTGCTACAAACTCTCTTATCTCAATTTTTATGTTAAGGACTGGACTTAATGCAGTTAAGGGAGGTGTGGATGGCTCACCTACACCTGGGCACAAGAATAGAGCAGAACTCCGTATTGCGGCAAGAGTAGTTAATGCTATTACGCGGGCAAAGAACTCTGGAGCAACTGTTCTTAAGTTTGCCGATATTCATGAACTTAAGCATGTTCGCGATGGTTTTAAGTCATGGTTAGAGACTTCTCAAGGTGTTCCTCAGTCAACAACTGGTTGGTATGAAGACTTAACAAGTGCTATTGAGAAACTTGTCGATGAGTCTGAGAAAAAGGTTGAAGAAAAAGTTTCTAAGTAGGCATTAGTAGAGAGGAGTTTCAATGAGTGAACGTGGAGACTGGAAAATAAGCACTGCTTACTCTGCTACCTTTTGGGTCAAAGATTCGGCTGGTGCAGGAGTTACTGGACTAGTTAACGGTAACTTTACGAAACTCCTCTCTGCTAATGGAGTTAATAGTGCAGTAACTGTTACCGTTTCTGAAGTCGACTCATCTAATTTAGCTGGGCTATATAAGGCGGCATACACTCCCAATGCTACTGGCTATTGGGACTTGCTTGTTACTAATGCAACATATAATCCATCAGGATGGCAAGATACTATTCAAGTATACAATAATGATCTCGATGCTGTGCCAGGATCTGTTTGGGATGAATTAGTAGCTAATCATACTGTTGCCGCATCAATAGGTGAATTGATTAATAAAATGGTATTGCGTCGAAATACTATGCAGGCAGGTAGTACTTCGACTACAGCCGTTTTAGATGCCTCTGCATCTGCTACTGATAATTGGTATAGCAACTGTATGTTGCGAATTGTAAGTGGTACTGGTTCCGGTCAAGATAGACTAATTCAAAGCTATGTTGGATCTACTAAAACTGCAACAATGGGTCGCGCATGGACGACTACTCCAGATAATACTTCTGTGTTTCAAGTATTAGCTGGAGATGCTACTGGAGGATTCAACTCAGCAAACGTAGTCGATGGATATTCTCCAGCATTAGCACTAGCATATATCGGAGCAGTTTGTGTAGCACTATCCTCTGGCGAGCCTTCATCTTCTGCAGTTTTTAAAGGACTAAATGGGAGTGCAACTCGTGTAACTGTTGCTTATGATGCTAACTATAACAGGACCACGGTAACACTAGCATGAGACAGTTTGGCGGACGACAATTTGAAGGCCGCCAATTTATCATTAGGCAGTTCCATGGACGCATAGTAACTACTCAAACACAGTCGGCTGTTTCTAGAATCCAAAAGACTATAGATCAAACACAGTCTGCTATTGCTAGAATTACAGCATCTACAAGCCAAACA